GGAATTACCTGCAATATCAACAAAAGCATGTTGTGCTCTTGCTACACCCACTATTGTATCCGTTATAAGAGATGACCAGCCACCTACTTTTTCAGGTAGTCCATATCTAAATCTTACGTTATCTGAATTAATCCAACGATTCTCTGCACCTGATTCGGTATTTTGTTTATCTATACCCGGTTTAAATCTGTACTCAATTAGAGCCATGGTCCGTGCTCCTATATTTTAGTTTTATAAGCCCAGCCTCTTGTTGCATTCACAAATACTAAAGTAAAAGCCGATGCACTTGTGTTTACCACTAGGTTAGAAGCAGCACCTAAAATATTAGAACCGTTTCTGGCTATAGTTAAATTATTTGATGCAAAGTTATTACCACTATCTATAAAATGAACCTCTGAACCTACAGATGGTGAGGCAGGTAAAGTTATAGTAATAGCTGATCCAATACCACCTCCAGATGTATCAATTAGTAATTGATCGCCGTCTACAGCAGTATATGCCGTTGTTGGTGTGTAGTATCCTTTTTGTCTTATTCCTAAGTTAATATTTGTACCATCTGAATATACTAAACATTTTGATCCAACAGGTAATGCAATACCTGTTCCAGATACTGTTTTAATTGTTAATGTAAAATTACTAGTAGATCTAGTTGTAGCATCTTCTACAATAAATACTCTTTCTGCAGAATCAGGCATTGTAACTGTTCTGTTTGCAGCTAAAGTTCCTGTAAATTTAAAATATAAATTTTTACCATTTGATACAGCATGATTAGATAAAGCTAAAGCTACATCACTAGATGCAACATCAACAGAAATATAACCACTAGCTGCCTGTTCTAATATCTGTAAATTTGTGTTAGTGATTGTACCCCAGGTACCTGATTTTTCACCTGTTGTTATTAGTTCTAGTTTTAAATCACTCGATGTACTTGACGCCATATTTCTCCTACGGATTTAATGGGTCAATTTCAACCCATGTTTGTGATACCCCTGGAGGTATCGGGTTCCATGATATCACATCTACCGTGCCTGTTGCAAGGTTTATTCTGTTGCCTGTTACAGCTACTTGTTGATCTACTCTTGTGGTAACATTACCAATTGTTGCATTTATTCTACTACCTGAAAGGATAACAAGAGCTTTACCAACTATAGCTGGAGAACCTGTGTTCAGGTTAACTCTACTACCCGTGGCAGCAGCTCTAATACTAATACCTCCTGAACTTCCAAAAGGTGCTGCTGCAAATGATGATCCTCCAAAATACATTTATTACCTCGCTGTTGGGAAGCTTGCACTATCCCAAGTCATTGAAACTCCTGGCACTACACCATCCCATTTTCTAATTAAAGCCTCTGATGTAGATAAGTTTGTTCTACTTCCTGTAGGTAACACAGTTGCATCCGCAGTTATTGTTACTGTTCCAGAAGATAGATTTGTTCTACTTCCAGTAACCGATACAACAGCGTTAGCCTCTACATCTGCATTACCAATTGTTAAATTTACTCTACTACCAGTTACAGAGAAATTTGCAGCTGCTGATATTGTTACAGTTCCAGTGTTTATATTAGCTTGAGAACCAGTAGGCTCAACAGTTGCTTTTCCAACTATTGTTGGGCTACCACTATTTGCATTTATTCTACTTCCAGATACTGGATATTTAAAAGCAAAAGTTGGAGTTCCTGTATTTAAATTTACTCTACTTCCTGTAATTGCAGTTACGGCTTTTCCAACTATAGTTGGATCTCCGGTAGTAATATTTACTCTAGATCCATCAGGTGTAACTATAACACCCACACCCTCTATTACAGATGTGTTACCTATTGAAAAATTTAATCTACTACCAGTTACTGTAAAATTAGCTTCACCTACTAATGATACTGTTCCAGTAGACTCATTTATTCTAGAACCTGTAACATTAACAAAAGCGTTAGGGTTAAATCCTGGATCTCCAAAAGGAGATGCTGCAAAGGGTGTTCCTCCAAAATACATATACTATAATCCTTAAAAGGGAGCTGTGGGTATGTGGTGGTGACACAGCCCCCATCTAAGAATTATATCATCGTTTAAACCAGGAAGGAAGACCTAAATGTCGACGTCCATCAAACATGTTATCTTTTGCTCCCGGGGTATTACGATCATTATAATGCAGAAAAACCTGCACACATTCTTTGCCTTTAAATTTATTTCTCCAATGTTCTAAATCACAACCTCTATAAACCAGCATATCTCCAGGCTTAAGATCTACTTTAATTCCCTTTTTATTTTCTTCTCCAGATGGCTCTAGATATATAGGCCAATCATCACCACCAAGATTCATAGTGGTAGATATTTCACAACTAAACCTGTCTTTATGTCTTTTAAGTTCATCACCTTTTTTATATATCCTTGCATAGGTATACGCTGGATATAGTTTCAAACCTGTTGCTTTTTCCATACTCGGTTGACACTTAAGTAATAAAGTATCCATAACAATACTCCCATAATGAGCGTAAGTATTTGGCACTTGAGCGTTTGAGCCTTTTTCATAAAACCCTATAATATTTTCAAAAGGAGAAAAGTATTTTTCTTTTTGACAAGTATCGTAAACTTGTTTTTGTATACAAAAATAATTTGCAATAAAAGACGCTAGATCTTTTGATATAGCTTGACGAATAACTGTATACTTTTTCTTTTTAAACATCTTTTGCCATTTCTTTCGGCACAGCTTGTATATTCCAATGTATAAATCTAAACGGCTCGTTACCATGATCAACAGCAAACTCATGTTCTAAATATCCTGGAAATATAATTAGTGTGCCTGGCTTAGGTTTTAAATTAAATAAATCATGACCTGGCCACACGCCTTTTAAATCTGCTTTCATTTTTAGTTTTGTACATCTTGCACCAGTCTTTGGTTCGTGAAATATAGGATAAGAAGTTTTCTCACTACATTTTAAAAAATAAAAACCTGATATGTGTTGATTCCAATGTATGTGTGCAGAATGGTGCCCACCACCTTTTTTAGCAAACTCTTGCACCCATATCTCACTAAACATAGTTTGATATTGTGACATGTCATAACCTTGATGATCTAAATACTCCCAAGATTTTTGACCAATATAATTTCTAAAATCTAAAAAATCATTATCATGTGTCAACGGTGTTGAGTGATATGATCTCCCAAAGTCACCATATTTTTTTATGTATTCTTTTTCTCTTTGACGAGCTTCTTTAATATATTTGTTACTTGCTTTGTTTAATGATGTAACAAAATCTGGTTTATCTTCAGACCATATGATTGTTGGAAAATAATTATTTATGAACATTTTTTAATACCTTAAATAAACTAGGACTATTTTTAACAATTTGATTACACGTATTCTTTCTATCATTTAAATTATTAATACATTTCTCAAATTCTTTTTCAATGTTTTTTTCATTATATCTACCATGTAATATTAAACTTTGTATATCAGTTGGACCCCAGTGCATCCCTGCTGCTATGGCTTGTAGACCAGTATAATCATCAAATCTAAAATCATGTGATCTTCTTTGCACTGCATCTTTAAAGCCTTTGTAGTCTGCGCCCTCTAAAGTTATAAGTTTATTTTCCCAGCTTTTATTTAAACAACTTTTCCAATATTCAGTGTCATCTCTATGTGACAATGCATAGTGTAATGCTACAAATTCTGCAAAAACTTTAAACATCTGTTTGCATTGATAGTTAAAATTATCTCTATCCCATTGTGATATTTTTTCTCTTTGTAAATTTCTAACTAATTTAATTAAAAATTCATGAACAGAAAACAAACCATTGCTTTCTAAAGGTTCTATAAACCCAGCGGATAACCCTATAGCAACTACATTTTTTACCCACAACCGATTATGTATTCCAACTCTCATTTTTATTTTTTTAAAATCTAAGTCTTCTTGTCCTAAATGTTTTTTAAATTGTTTTAGTGCTGTTTCATCATCTACAAATTTACTTGAGTATACATATCCCGTGCCAATTCTTGACCATAAAGGTATATTCCATACCCAACCATTTTCTATCGCAGTGCAGTTTGTATATGGAACTAATTCTTTTTCTTTATCTTTGTACTGTATTCTAGTTGCCCATGCTGAATCGTTAGGTAACATATCAGAGTAAGATTCAAATGGTTCTTTTAAATTATCTCCTAAAAGCAAAGATTTAAATCCTGTACAATCTATATAAAGATCTGCACTGTATTTATTATTTAAAGACTTAATTCCATTTTCATCTTGTTCAACAGAAACAACATCATCAAGTATATGTTTTATTTTTTTACAATAATTATTTTTTAACCAAAGGCCAAACTTAGTTGCATCAAAATGATATGCTCTAACTACTTGATCTATATCAAATTTGTTTTGATTGACATAAGCCATCTGTAAAGGATATGTGCAATCAGCATAATCAGAATAAGGTGTTTCTGGATTTACTATTTTTTTAAACCACCAATCATTTGTCCCAGCTCTAGATTGTGCCACAGCAGGTGATCCAAAAGGATAATGAAAAAACTCTCCTTTTTTATAAAAGTCCGTAAATTTTATACTTAATTTATAACTACCATCTACATGTTTTATAAAATTTTTATCTTCAATTTTAAGTAATCTCATCCAGTCAGTAATTTGTCCAAGAGTGCTTTCTCCAACACCAACTGTTGAAATATTTTTTGACTCTAATAACGATATTTCATAATTTGGAAATTGTGATTCTAATGTTGCTGCAGTCATCCACCCTGCACTGCCACCACCTACTATTAAAACTTTCATCTAAAAGGCCTACCCAAATGCCATACAACAAGACTATATCTTGTACCCGACTTTACTGGTTTAACTCTATGCCAAACAAAACTAGGAAATACAATAATAGATCCTTTAGGTAAAATTTCTTTACATTGCACTTTATGTTTTGATTCGTCTCTCATGTGTGGATCGTAGTTTCTAAAATCAAACTCTAATTCACCACCTGTGTATTCTGAACCATCCGTCAATTGACAAGTCATAGATAGTTTTCTAATTCTCCCATGTTCTGGTGTATTTGGTTTATCATAAGGTTTATCCCAACTATCACAATGCCAATCATAATATTGGTTTAATTTATATTTTGTAAATTGACAAGATTCACTTCTCTCCCAATCAAAATTCCAACCAGCTAATCTATTTGCATCGTGCACATAAGGATGTAGTTCTTTGTATATCCAGGTATCATTCAACCACACTAAATCAGACTTTCTTTTTTTCTGTATATTTTTAACATCTTCTTTTGATAATTCTTTTTTATCATAGTCACCTGTTCTAGCTAATACTTCTTTTTGTTGTAATGCATATTCTATTACATCATCACAAAATCTAGGTGTAAGTGCAGATTTAAAATACCAATAGTGATTAGATATATTCATAAGTTGTAGTTAATACAGTGTTTAAACTATTTTTTTGATTATTAGTTAAGTAATACATATTAGTAGATGGAAACATGATAAACATATTATTTTCTAATGGTATATCCCAGCTTCTTCCTTTACGTCTATTATGTTCATAGTGTATTCTAACCATACAATTTTCAACACGCACACCATATAAAAAAGTATAATCAGGAGAATTCCTTAAATCTAAAGGATCTATATTTAATAATGGTGTTGTAGTTTCTTGAGGCTTATAAATATTTCCCCAAGTATTTTTATTAATTAAAGTAAAACCATATTCTAAATTTATATGGTCTCTCATATAAGTATTCAACATATCAAACGTTCGTGAGAACGGAAAATTTTTATTGTTAATTACTGATTGTAAAATGTCGCCTGATAATTTATCTCGATCAATGTCCCAATCTTTAGGCATTGACACATCGCCATAATATAAAGCTTGTTCTGTTAATACTTTCTTTTGCATACCACCACCAAATATATATTAGACCATATCGTCTGTCAAATCCCACGCTTGGGTATCTTCATTCCAAACATAATGCCATCTATTAGTGTATGCTTGATTTTGTGATTGTTGCTCTTCTGTCAGTTCCGGGGCAGGGCCTATTGGCGACTCCCAGGTTGCTGTTGTGTAATTTTTTACCCAATTAGAAAAAGGTTTTTTAGGCCAGAAAATTTGATCATCCTCATCCCAAAGGTATCCTATACCTGCATAGTTTCCTCTAAATGCTTTTGAGTTATCGCCAGATTTATGTGTATTATTTACAGTGTTATAAGAAGTTTGAATCCACATTTGTGCTGGCCAGTTATTGTGTCTTTCAAGCCATTGCTGACCTAATGCTTCAATTTCTTTACCATCACTATCTTTCATTTCTTCGTTATCCATAGTTAACACTTGAATAACTTTACTGTTAGCTCCTAGTTTTGCAAAATGTGCCATAATGTTTCTCCTTATATATTAATT